GATCGTGTTAAGCGACTGCGACGGAACCTGCTTAAGCGGAATAAAGGTTATTGCCATACTGGCGGCCCTCCGACTTCAATTGGCTTGTCAGGTGGCGCAGGATATACGCGGGCGGTCGGGGTTTCTGGCTGATTTTCTGGATCGGAAATTGTGCTTGAGCTATAGACTGGCGGGTTTTCGCGAACTTGCTGGAACAAGCAATCGGCGATGATCATGGCGGCGCCGGAGCGGGCCGACCTGCTTAGCCGGTAGCCAACCAGTGTCATACTTGGATAGCGCCACTCTGGCGACAAAATGTCGAACAGACTTGTATCCGTCATGTTCTGGTTAAGCCAGTACAAAAGCTGAAGACGGCTATCCTCGCCACCATCCTTGGTCAAACGGATGGTGATTATATCTGGACGGCGAACCTTGTTGTAGGTCGTGAAGCTGCCGGTCTGGATCGGATAGTCCGAAACCAGCGCCTCGGCGGCGGTATCAAGCTCGCCAACGCTGGAAACTTCAATAGCGCGGTCGTTGGTGCCAACCTTGAACACGCCCCACGTCGGGCCTGGGAATAGAAAATCCCATAGCTTGTTTGCCAAGTTGCCGAGCAAAGTGATGCCGATGGCTTTTGGCGCGTTTTTAAGAAGGCTTGGAACGCCTGGAATAGCCATTATCTAATACCCGTATCAGCTTGGCGGATCAGGGCGCCGCGCAGGTCTCTGGCGATCCCGCTTGCATCTGTGGCCTGAGTATACACTTTGATCTCACCGATGCTGGTATTGCCTGCTTGAGCCTGGTTTGGTGTGACGCCAGCAGACTTCAGGCCGGTCAAAATATCTTCATCGCTTAAGAAATCCTTGCCGGCTTCGTGTCGACTGATTCCTTTCACAAGGCCGCTTAGCGTGTCCGGGTTGGTCAGGTCAAGCACTTGGTTCTCGTTGACGCCAAGTCTCTTGGTCAGCGCGGCAATGTACGCCTGCGTGTCATTTTCGCTGGCCGGCGCATATTTTTCGACGATCTCTTTTATGCTGTCCAGCCCTCGATTGCCGTAGCGCTGAAGCTGTTTAACAAGGGCGGCCACGCCATCGGATGCCGACTGGAATTTAGCAAAGCGACCTTCGCCATTCTCGCGCTCAGCGCCTGGCTGCCCACGAAACTCCAGGTTGCCAGGGTTGTTATTGCGCTCGGCGCGGGTATTCCCGCTTGGCAGCGGGAGACCTGTCCTTTCTGGTGTATCGCTATTCCTGCCGCTGCCTGCCGGAGGATTTTCAGGGGAATTCTTTTTCATCCCGGCAACAGGGATTGTCCCGCCTTGCTCGCCCCGCATGATCGAATCGGCGCGCTCTTGCACTTCCTGTTCTGTGACCTTGTTCCCGGTAAGACCGCGCCACCATTGGTTGCCAAGCTGCTGGCGAGCAAGAGTCACGGCGGCATCACGATCACCTCCGACTGCGCGCCCATTCAGCTCTTGAGCCGCTTTACTCCCCTCGGACTGATCACCCTTGAGCGCCAATGCGGCCGCAGCGAGGCCGGTAAATCCCCCCGCAAGACGCTTGATCCCGCCGAAAATCGTGCCGCCAGTGATGAGGCGTAGCGTTGCCAAGCAAATCAGCAGCGTAGATGACCAGCCGTTCGTGACTTCATCAAGCTCGGTAAAGGCATCAATGATCTGCGCTAGAACCGGCACGGCCTTGTCCGCAAATTTCTCCATGGCGCCGGATAGCTTCTCCAATGACGGCAGTAGCTTAATGACGATGGCCTGAGAAGTTCGCTCGATGCGAAGCTTAACGCCTTCCCAGCGCTCTTGGGCTTCGCGGGCTTTGCGCGCATCCTCGGCCGAATAGCCTTGTTGGGCAGCAAGAAGCCGAGAAACCTCGTTGCGACCCTTCATCAACAGATTGATCGTGCCGTCATCAATCCCGAGATTGCGGCCAATGTTGAACGCATCGCCCTTGTTAGGAAGCGCGTTCAGCTTGTCTCCGATATCAGTGAGAATGTCTTCAAGCGGCTTCGCTTTGCCATTGGCGTCAGCGACCGACACACCCAGAGCTTGGAGATAAGGGAGAATGCCGGTATTGCCGGTAAGACGAAGCTCGGTCAGCGACGAGCTGAGGCCTTGCATTGTCTCAAGAAAGCCTTCAGCAGTGCCGCCAGACTGCCTGACAGCGCCTTGCCAGCGTGACAGCGTGTCGGCGCTGGTTCCTAGTCGACCGGAGACCCGATCAAGCTGCGCGCCAGTGCTGATGATCGTGCGAGTGAAGTCAGAGAGGCCGCGCCCGACAGTAAGCACGGCAAAGAACTTGATGGCGGCGCTTTGCATCTGGCCGAAAAAACTGGCCGCCTTCGTGCCGCTCTCCTGCACTTTCTTGCCGGTTTCTTCAGCATTATTTGCAGTCTTGTCGAACAGCGCATTCAGCGCCTTGATGCGCTTATCGAACTCGGATGAATCAAGGCCTAGCGTTACAACCAGACTGTCAATTGTTGTGGCTGCCATTGGCTAGTCCTTGATGGGTTCGTTACGCGCCGAGAATGCTTCGATTGTACTGGTCGATGCGGTGGATCTCCAGCATCTGGTAAGCATCATACGGCCCGTAGACCGTTTGAAGATCGATCAGTGACGCCCTCCCTGAAGACACCAGCGTAGCAATTATCCCTGGCGTGTTCGTGTACTTGATCAGCTTTGAGGCGGCGTCACTAGGTGCCTTAAGCGGCCAGTCTACGCGCCGCCAGCTCCGAAAAAACCAGTGTGCAGCTCCAGCATTGCTGCGCGGAGTTTGATGCGGGTAGTCACCTCTTCGATGTCGGTGCCGAGAAGTGGGCGAGAACCACCAGCAGGGATCTGCATGCGAACGCAAGCCATCATCTCGTCGAGCAGTGGCTTGGCTTGATCAGGTGGAAGCTTTGATAGCGCCCCGAGGCCTTGACTGGCGATTTTGGCGAGCGGCGCCGAGAAATCAATCTCGACGTTGCTGCCGAGAATAGCTTGTAAGACACGGAAAGCCCACCATTCGGCGGACTCCGCGTCCATTTCGGTAATCAGAAACGCCTTGCCGGTATCGCGGCTTTCGGCGTCGTCAATGGTTACAACTTGGGTGCGTCGCGCCATGTTTCAATTGCTCCTGTCTTTGGATTAGCCGATTGGAACTGCCAGAACCTTTTCCCATTCGATGACAAAAGTCATTGGCTGGAGAGTTTTCTGCGCGGTCGGAACGGCAGTGTAGTTTTTCAGCACACCACGCGACAAGCTGTAGGTGTACTGGTTGCCTGGCAGGGTGATCACACCATTAAGGCGGAATGGATTTCGAGCGGCATCCTGACCAGCCACAAGAAGGTCAATCAATGCGCGGCTCGGGCTGTCCGCCTGCAATGTAATAGTCTGGTTATAGCTGCGAGGGATCCAGCCAGCAGACAGTTTGCCGTCAACGCCAAGAGATGTCTCGGCGGTGTCAGCGTTATCCATGGCAAACGCGGCATCGGCCGCGTAGCCCTCAAGAATCGTTGCCGCCAGCGCGAAGTCCGCCGAGCTGATAACGAAAGTGCTGTCGGCACTTGTAATAGAACGTTCGGCCATTTCGTAAGCTCCTTACAGGACGGCAATAGAAGCGAGGGTGATAGACTGGATCGAGCCACCGTCACAATACCAGAGCTTGACTGGCGGCGATTGGCGAGCCTGACGGACTTGCGCAGTAGCTGGAAGAATTTGCAGATAGTAGCCGTTGTTTTCGAGCTGATTGGTGATATCCAGCCCAGCTTGAGCAGCAATTGCCGCTGACTGCGCCTGACTCAGCGGGACGCCAATGCGGATGGTGCCGTTGTTCAGCGCCTCGGTGATTGGGTCTGCACACCATGCGCGGATGAAGGTTTCACCCTGGCTGCTGTAGGGCGCGGCATTCACCTGTTGCAGGCCTACGAAGATTGCCAGCTGAAGCTGGGCATTCAGGTAGATCTGATTGATGTAGGTATCCAGCCAGCGGAACTTGCTGCCGTTCATGCGACCGTCGTACAGAATGCTGTAGACGTTGCCGGCGCCAGGCGCTTGGTAGAGACCGTAGTAACTGGCGTTGTTCGACAGCACGGCGGTGGCGAGCGGCAGGGTGTTGACCGAAGTGGCCAGGCCGGTCTGGGTCTTGAATGCCGGAGTGGCACGACCGTTGACGGCCTGGAAGTCCACCGAGCCGATATAGCCACAAACAAATGCGGCTACATTGGCATTGCCGTAAACAACAACAGTGCCCTCGTAATTTAACGTATCCACAATGGTGCCAAATACAGCGGCATTGTTTGGTGTGGCATACCCAGAGTCGGTATCCCATGCGACATACGCATAGCGATTATTTTGCGCATTTTCCCATACAGAAAATGCCGTCTTGTCGGACAGCGAAGGTTCATAGGTGGTCATGAACGACGCCCAGTTCTGCTCTTGGGCCTTGATGCGATCCATGGCAGATGCCGGAGTATCGATAGCCGCACCTTGAGAGAGGATGCCGGCAGCCAAGCCCAGCGCGGCAGCGGTGGTGCCGGTCGCCTGCGTCATGGTCGAGGTAACGCCAGTCGTCCCGGAAGTAATCACGAAGCGCGAGGTGGCAGCATCCCAAGTCACGGTGCCAGGAGTAATCGTCAGCGCCGTAGAAATCAGAGTTGCGGCGTTGCTGAAGCTGGTCGCAGCGCTCAGGTTAAGCGACGCAGCCGATTTGACCACGCCATCAACGGTCACGCTGAGAGTGCCGGAAATCGCCTGGATCTGAGCCAAGGTGACGCCGGCCAGAGATTGGCCACGCAGGAATGCTGCACGCGCAGTTAGCGCATAACCGGCGAAAAACAGAGTCCCGGGCTTTTTGGTGCTGGTGTCGAAGCCGAGAAAATAGTTGCTCGCCAGCAGAGCCTGGGTCGATCCGCTGCCGAAATAAGCAACCACATCATCAGCGCTGGAAAAGCTCAGCAGAGAGCTGACAGGAATGGTCGCGTTCTGGTCAACAAACACGGCGTTCAGTGAAAGCGGATTACCGCCCGCAACCACCACCGATGGGTTGACGGTGACGATCTGCGACACCGGGATAGTCTGGGCCATGCGTCTTACTCCACGGGGTTGGTTACGTTGGCGGGATCTGCAATCACTTCGCCTACAACATTAAAGGATTCTTGGGTAATGGTCACTGGCGCATTGTACTGCACATATAGCTCCATTAACCAGCGTGTCTCGAATTGCTTTTCACCCGTTGTGAGCGGGACTTGCGTGCCATCGGTGCAATAAAGCGGTTCAACTCCATCCGGGAAGTTCTCAGTGGCGTACAGGCTGCGCAGCATGGTTTGTGCGATGTTCGACATTTCGCCGCCAGCATTACCGTAGAAGTCCAGTTGCAGGCGCAGCTTTACCGGCATCACGTAAGACATCGTGCCGCCGATTGGGTCAAGCTTCGTGCGCGTGGTCGTATATTGCGGCTGGCCAACTTCGGTGATCACGATGCTCGGCGGCAAGGGAGGCGGAACATCATTGACCTGGCCGCGCACAATCTGCGTGTTGATTGGCATCAGCGGCTGAAGGAAATCCGCGACTGCGGCGACTGCGGCGTCGATGGTCATGGTGATACCGTCATAAGATCAGCGTAACCAATGGCGCCGATAATCGTTAATGCCAAGATGCATAGAAACATTTTCACTGAGCAGCCTCCTGATAAACAATTGCCACCTTGCACCAGTCAGGCCAGGTCTCAAGAACTTTGAACACACCCCATTCTCGAGACTTCGTGATGCCGCCTTCATTGCTGGTGAAGATAACGTGAGACTGAGGGCTGCTGTCTGGGCGAATCACGCCGGCAATGCTGCCGTAGAGGTACATGGCGCGGATCGAGCCTTGAATGTTCAGGCCAGCCATCTGCTTCAGGTCGTCGCCATCCAGGGCTTGAAGCTGGCCCATGGCATCAGTGGTGATGTAGCCAGGGACTTGCCGACGAGTAACAGGATCAATCGTGAAGCCATTGGGCGATTTCACGACGACAGGTATATTCGGATTGACGGTCTGGATTGCCATGTTGGCGATACCGCGAATGTTCATGGCTTGACCTCAAAGTCAACGCTGTTTTGCATGTGCGCAGTGTCCACCAACGGCTTATCGAATCCTTTTTTGGCAATCGTGGATGGCCTGTTGCCAGGATATCGCCAGCCTGCGATAGACTGCTGGAGTTCTTCTGAGATCTTCACGCCCATGAACTGGAGAACCGCCTTCCCATCATACCCATAATGCTTGGCGGCTTGAGCCATAAGCCCAGGCCACGCAAAGGATTCGACGGCCACCATTGTGCGAAAGAATGGGCGAGCCTCAGTTCTGGTT